CAAGCGCATTAGGATTTCTTAGCGCTGAACGACAAATGAATTTTCAAGAAAGAATGTCGGGATCAGCACACCAGAGAGAAGTAAAAGACCTAAGAAAAGCTGGTCTGAATCCGATTTTAAGCGCAGGCGGATCAGGAGCGAGTACTCCGGTAGGAGCTATGATAACTCCGGATAATCCTTTCCGCGGATTATCGGAAAATCTTCGCAAACCGGAGCTGCAAAAAGCTGAAGCATTAAAGGCAAGCGAGGAAGCAAAAGTAGCGACTGCTCAACAATTAAATATAGCAGCGCAACAAAGAGTAACCGAAAAACAACTTGATGTAATGGCAAAAATAATAGATCGTGAATCGGCTCAAGCAAATTTATACAGTGCTCAAAGAGCAACTGAATTATTAAAACAGGAAGGAATGGAACCAGCTGCGAAAATAGGTTCATTCCTGAACAAAAACATGGAGAGCTTGAGCGATTGGTATAAGAGGGTGGCAAAACCAAAGCTTGAATCCACTGGTGGTAGTGCTGCGGATGCAATGGATAAAATGCAAAAGATGGAAAAAAGGCAGAAAAAGCATTTCTGGGATTTGCATTTAAAATCTAAATAATATATAATTATAACGAAAGGAGGCTTTATGCCTAAACGTCGTCGAATGGGTCGTAAGGAATCCCGCCGGAGTTTCCGGCGTGGTGCAACTAATTTTAAAAGTCTTAACACTGCAGGACCGATGAGAGGAGGTATTCGTCTTTAACAGAGAACATGCGGTAGGTAAAAGGTAAAAGTAAAGGATAAAAAAAGCAGAACGAAATAATAAAACAATAAACAGTGTATGATAATCGTGTGTGCGCATTATGCGCGCGCGCGGAAAATCATACTCTGGATTTAATTGATTATGTTCTGCGAGAGGGTTCGGGACCTGAGCTAAGGTCCCGATAAAAAAAACACCGAGGAAAACCGGTGTAAAAAAAACCTTACAGGCGGCCGAAAGCCGGATCGGATCGGAAACGATGCCCTGTGACCATCCAATAGCTGCAATAAAAAGTACTCACCCGAATAAAAGCGGAAAATATCCGCTTATAATGTTAACAAAAGGAATAGATACAAATCGCGGGGAAATGAAAATTCCCTGCGGTCAATGCATGGGCTGTCGTTTAGACAGATCTAGAGAATGGGCAATAAGATGCGTTCATGAATCTCAAATGTGGAAGGAGAATTGCTTCGTAACATTAACGTATAATGATGAGAATCTTCCAAAAAATAACTCTCTTGACAAGAGAGACCTTCAAAAATTTTTTAAAAGATTAAGGAGAAAATATGAGCCTAAGAAAATCAGGTTTTATGCGTCTTCTGAATACGGCGAAGAAAGCCTACGTCCGCATTATCACGCGGCTATTTTCAATTTTAATTTTAAAGACAGAAAAGAATGGAAAAATACTCCCGGAGGTATTCTTTACACATCACGGGAAGCAAATCAAATTTGGCGACTCGGAAATGTCATTATTGGTGAACTTAATTTTGAAAGCGCTGCGTATATCGCTAGATACATTGCCAAAAAAATCACAGGTAAAATGGCTAATGAGTATTATGGAAGACGTGAACATCCAGCGCAATATATGTCTAGATCATATGGTATTGGAAAAGGTTGGACTGAAATTTACGGCAGAGAATTACTTGCAAGCGGCACTGTCATTAACAGAGGAAGAGAATTTAAACAGCCTAGATACTATGATAATATCGTGGAAAAAGTGGATGTGGGAATTTTACAAACAATTAAAGAAAGGAGAAAAAAATTAATTGACGAAAACGAGCAAACGATAGCGCGATTACAGGTGCGTGAAACTGTACGTAGTTTAAAAATGAAAAAATGGATAAGAGACTTTAATCAAAGGATGGCATAGCCATGAATCTCTATGCAATAAAAGACAACAAAGTCGGTATTTTTCACCACCCAAGAGTTTACGTTAACAATATGGAAGCATCGAGAATGCTCCATACGGCGGTAAATGACCCGCAAATTCAATTGTCATTATATCCGGAAGACTTCGATCTTTATGAGATCGGGGAAATGGATGAAAAGACAGGGAAATTGAGTCAATCGGAAGAATGTCCAAAACACATAGTGTCAGCAGTGTCACTTAAAAAATTGGAGGTTAAAAATGGGTAAATTCAAAACAATACACACGGGTGAAACATTGACCCGTGAATCATTTAGGGATGAATGCAATATAAATTCAATAATGGGAAAAGCCCAGAGAGGAATAAACGTTCCGATAAATAAAAAAAGTCCTCTATTCCAGGACGTGTCAGACATCGGTACGTTTCAATCAATCAATTTAAGAATGCAGGAAATTCAAGATGAATTCATGCATAAGATTCCAGCCGAGATACGTCTTCGGCATGGGAACGATCCAGGAAGATTTGCAGACTGGATACAAAAACCGGAAAACAAAGATGAAGCAATCCGTTTAGGATTGATTGTAGACAACGAAAGGGCGGCTCAAATCAGGGCAGAGGCGAAAGCCGATGAAGAACTAGCCGTAGCGGCTGCGAAGGCTAAAAAGGCTCCAAAGGAGCCTAAAAAAGACGATTAAAACGTCTTGGCACAGTTATAGCTCTTGATGTAACTGTGCGGACTGACACCAAGTCAGTCCAAAGAGCCCAAAGGGCGATAAGTTAAAACATTTAACTAATAAGGAGTAAGAGCCATGAAAAGCATTAAAATTGCAAAAGGAATAAGAGAACAATTTTCACAATTAAAGGAGGACGAAAAATTAGCAAGGTTATTAACGATAGAGGATACAGCAAATGATGCAATGACAGCGGTTAAATTGATTGTTGAACAATTAGAACGCTTGAGAGAACGAGTAGGAGTTCTCGAAATAGGCGTATTAGGAAAGGAAAAAGAATGAAATCAGTAATGAATCACAATTTCAGCATGATTCCAAAGGCTAACATGGAAAGATCGGTATTCGATCGATCTCATGGTCATAAGTCAACATTCAAGGTAGGATACCTTGTTCCCTTCTTCAGAGATGAGGTTATACCGGGAGATACATTCAACCTTCGGGCAACAATATTTGCCCGTCTATCATGTCCATTGAAATATCCAATAATGGACAATCTGTTTGTTGATACATTTTACTTCTTTGTTCCCAGACGTTTGATATGGGAACACTGGCAACAATTTTGTGGTGAGCGTGATACATTGGCGGAAATAATGACGCCAACGGAATACCTTGTTCCGGTACTCGGTGAAGATGATGAACCTCCATCACAAACAACGATAGTGGAAGAAGGTTCACTGTCTGATCATCTTGGTCTGCCATTGACTACAGAAAATACAGGTGCAAGGATTCAATTAATTAACATAGATGCAGCATACCACAGATCGTACAATCTGATCATTAATGAATGGTTTCGTGACCAGAATTTACAGGAAAAACTGGTCATCGATAGATCAGACGGACCAGATTTAACGGAATACGCTCTTGTAAAGCGTTGCAAAAAGCATGATTATTTCACATCAGCACTTCCGTGGCCACAAAAAGGTCCGGCAATTGAGTTACCATTGGGAGCGACAGCGCCGGTAATAGGAAATGGTTTGTCATTAGGATTAACAAATTCAGTAGAAAATTTCGGTTTATATTCAAAAGGAGGAACACCGTCGGATATTGCCGCAGGAGCTGATGGTTATAATGTAAACTTAGGTGATGCTATTACTCCAAGTGCTATAACAGTATCGAAAGCAATGGGAGTAGTATCGGGATCACAATTATCAGCAGAATCCGAATATGTGCGATCTGGATTGATAACGGTATTGTCATCAGCAACAGCAGCAACAATAAATAATTTGCGAGAAGCATTTCAATTACAGAAAATGCTTGAAAGAGATGCGCGAGGTGGGACCCGCTACATAGAAATTATTCGTAGTCATTTTAACGTGATAAATCCGGACTATCGGCTTCAGCGTCCGGAATACTTAGGCGGATCATCTGACCGTATGCACGTAAATCCTGTTCAGCAAACATCAGAGTCAACAGTAAATTCAAAACAAGGAAATCTGACAGCGTTTGCAACATCAGTGGCAAATGGAGGATTCTCAAAGAGTTTCACAGAGCATGGTGTAATAATCGGACTGGTGAATGTACGAGCTGATATTACATACAGTCAAGGAATTCCGAGAGAATTCATGCGTAGGACAAGGTATGATTTCTACTGGCCAGCGCTTGCTCAACTTGGAGAACAGGAAATATACAAAGGAGAAATCTATGCAAAAGGGACCGGAACAGGAACAGACCCGAATGACTGGGATACGTGGGCGTATCAGGAAAGGTTTGCGGAGTATCGCTATAAACCTTCTCAAATTACTGGTCTCTTCAGGCCTGAGGCTGCTGTTCCCTTGGATGCTTGGCATCTTAGCGAGGAATTATCAGATATACCTCCGCTCAACACATCGTGGATTGTTGATGCTACGCCGATTACTCGGGTATTAGCAGTAGCTGAAGAGGATCATGTAATATTTGATTCATTCATTCAATTGCGTACAGCTCGATGTATGCCGGTATACTCGGTACCTGGTCTAATTGATCATTTTTAATTGATTTACGGCCGGGTGGTCAGTTTCGGCCCGTCCTCGGGCCGGCTCCCCGCAGGGTTGGGGTTGAAGTTGACTTTCCCGGCCGCTATTTTCCCGCGCTGTGCGCGGTCCGCTATGCGGATAGATTGGAATTATTATGGGATATCTTGAATCAGGAATAGAAGCAGGTGGGTCAATATCTTCAAGCGCATTAGGATTTCTTAGCGCTGAACGACAAATGAATTTTCAAGAAAGAATGTCGGGATCAGCACACCAGAGAGAAGTAAAAGACCTAAGAAAAGCTGGTCTGAATCCGATTTTAAG